GACAAGTACACCAGTACACCGATTATTTTACTAGGCGATTAATGACCTATGTAATGACTGAATTTCAGCCAATAGGGCAACGCCTTCTAGTCGTCTTGCCTCTATCAGTTTTTCAATATCAGCTAGTCTTTTATTCTTCTGAGCTTTAGTCATCTTCTCAGGACTGTCGGGTATAGACTCAACTTTCGTGACAACTTTTGTTGTAGGTGTCTTTTTGACTGTCTTAGAGCTAGTTTTACTCTTAGTCTTAGTCACTTTAGCAGTTGTCTTTTTAGTCTTAGCATTATCAGGCAATTTCTTGACCAGTATAGCAGGTGCTTTCACTGGTTCTGTTTCTTGTTTGGTAATACTCACAATACCTGCGACACTTTTTACAGTGTAACCAAGGTCGGTAAATTTAATTCTTGCCATGCTTGGTAATTTACCTACTGGTATCGTTAGCTTGAAAGAGCTGTTGTCTTTATTGAAAGTTGCGTCTGATAAAATACCGAACGTATCCAGAGGATTTCTTTTGTATTTTCTAGCACTATAAATAGCTCGTAGACTTGGAAGCATAGCCAAACCGATCTGTTGTACTTCGTAAGTATACTCAACGCCAAGGTTTAAAATCTTGCCTACTCTAATACAAACAGCTTCCGAGAATCTTTCACTGTCTTTTATCTGAGTAAGGTCTATAGCTCTTAAGGAATTATGTATTCCTTTAATACTTCTAGTGCTGTTAATCTTTTGTAATGACATATCATTACTCCTATCTTTTTAACTGGTTTAGCCAGTCATATTTTTTTGATAACCAAGTAACCAACGATTACTTATTTGGCTATCTATAAAGGTGCATGGTTTTGAAACCGTGATCATAGCTATGCTACATCTGCACCTTTTAAAAATAGGATTTAAGATTGTTTCCATCTCTTAGGTAACCAAGTCTGAAAACTTGTCAGTTGGGTTGTATGCTGTCCTGATTCACCTACTATATATATCTATAGCTTATATAAGACACACTCGGTTTCAATTAGCAACCTGTTGCCGTCTCTAAGCTGAGACGGGATTATTCAGTATTACCTATGCTGTTATTGATCCCATCCGGTTAATGGCATCAAGCGAATTTCAAAGAACGACTGAGAGAACAGCTATATGGTAAACATAGCAGTAATAAAAAGTCAACGAATTTGTAATGCTTTACAGTGTAAGGATTTAGAGGCTGTTCGCTATTGGCTATAAATAGCAGATAATACGATTATTGGGATCGTTTGAGTGAACCTTGGATTATGGCATCCCCACCCCCCATATCCCACACCCCACACACACAAAAATCAGCCTACCTTTCCACAGATCCCCCATGTGTTAGGGGTATACAAAAGAGTACAGATATGTTATGGGATAGTTATGGGAAGAAAGAGTATATTCTCGGTAGAGGTAGAGGCTAATATTATACGGTGTATAAGGGACAATGCGTGTTCCCCTACGGATGCGGCTATACGTAATGGGGTGTCTCGGACTGCTATGTCTTCTTGGATGAATAGTAAGCAAGGCAAGTTTAGGAGTCTTCAGGATGGGGTAAGGAAAGCCTTGGCTGACCAGAAGACTATCCTGACCAACTCTGTATACGAACACGCCAAGGAAGACGGACATCTTGCGTTACGTGCGTTACAGGCGAGGCATCCTGCCGAGTGGGCACCGCAGAGGTTGCCACAGGGGCAAAAGGTATTGAACATAGACAACCGTACTGTTAATGTAAAGGTGTTGAACGAGGGAGTGAGGAGGAAGATACTTGAGTTTATCAGGGCAAGCGAAGGAACTGTTGAAGCTGTACAAGTCAGACCCGATGCTGGTGGACAGGGCGATGTACGCAACCAAGCTGGGGATAACTCCTGACGAGACGCAGACGGCGTTGCTTGACAGTGACCACCGCAGGGTAATAGTAAACGCTACCCGGCAATGGGGAAAGGATACGATAACCAGTATCGTAGCCCTGCACACCGCCAAGTATTTTCCTGAGTCTTTAACTTTAATCCTCTCCCCTGCACAGCGTCAGTCACAGGAACAGCTACGTACTATTAAAAGATTTAAAAGTCAGGACGAGGATATAGTGTTTACCAATGCTGACTCACAAACAGTGTTGGAATTAACCAACGGATCACGTATAATATCAGTACCGGCAGGGGACAATATCCGTGGCTTTGCCGCACCTGATATAATTATCATGAACGAGGCTAGCCGGATACCGGATGATGTACTTACCGTGGTACGTCCGATGATGGCGACAAACCCTGCCTGTAGATTATTTTACATCTCTACGCCGCATGGCAAGAGGGGTTTCTTCTGGAGGGCGTGGGAAGATAAGAAAGGAGGATGGTATAAGCTGGGGGTTACCGCAACCCAGTGTCCACGTATAGGGGAAGAGTTCCTCAGGGAGGAGCTATACACCCTGCCTGAGTTACTGTACCGGCAGGAGTATATGTGCGAGTTCGTGGACAGCGTGTCACAATACTTTAACAGCGACGATATTCTGGACGCTATAGGGGCGGTAAAGACACTTGGTACGGCTTACGTGGCAAGGGACAAGAGTGTTAAGCCGTTATTTACTTAGGGCACTTTATAGGAGATGTATACGTGGAGAATCCGATACCAAGGGATCAGAGACAGGATGTGGAAGGCGATGCCTCTGCATTTCACGAAGTAATAACCGATATAAAACAGACGTTTGAAGGAGAAGATGTGAGTCAGGAACAACTAGACCAGATATTAAAGCGTGTTATGGAACTTGAGCAGAAGGTACAGGCGTTGTCGCCTAAGCCTATAGACCCGGAGAAACTCAAGAAAGCTCAGGAGAAGTATCCTTTCAAGAGGGAGTGCAACCGTGGCTGTGGCGTAGGGGTGTGGGTGCAGTACTCGGTACGGAAGGAGAAAGAGTACCAGACCAACTCGGAAGACTACAAAGACTTCCACAACTGTGGAGAGCAGATACCCTTCTAGTGCTTACCGCTGACGGTTATGATAAGGCTATCATAGGGGTTGTAGAGGAAGTGTGGGATGTACCTGACCGTATTGTTTATGATACAGAGAAGATCTTGGAGATTCTCCAAGAGAGGGATGGTATGACCTACGAAGGGGCGAGGGAGTTTTTTGACTTTAACATAGCCGGTTCATATATGGGTAAGGATACGCCGTTGTATGTTGATACCCGGGCTATGAGCATACTGGATGCGTTAAGCCAGTAATGGAACGGTTCATCATAGGGGTTGACCTTGGTCAGTCATCCGACTACACAGCGATATCTGTCTTGGAGCGTGTTCCCCGGTTTAAGGAAGACAAGTCAGCCCCTATTAACTACCCTGCACCTATCATTACCTGTGAATATCACCTGCGTTGGCTGGAACGGATACGCCACCAGTCCTATGTAGAGGTGGTGGAGAAGATAAAGCGTGTGACCCTGCATGAGGAAGTGCACGAGGAGTCTATTATGCTGGTTGACTCCACCGGAGTGGGGCGTGGTGTGCTGGATATCATGGTGCAGGAGCGTATGCGTCCTGTCGGGGTGACTATTCACGCCGGACATAGGGTGTCCGAGTACGATAGTGGCTTTAATATCCCGAAACGTGACCTTGTCGGCTCGTTACAGGTACTGTTCCAGACCGGAAGGATCAAGATACCACAGGAAATCAGGCTGATAGACGAATTAGTCGCTGAATTACAGAACTTCAGGGTAAAAATCAGGGATAGTGGGCATGATACCTACGAAGCATGGCGTGAAGGTGACCATGATGACCTTGTATTAAGCCTTGCGATGGCGGCATGGTACGCAGGAAGGACAGAAGAATCGTTTTTAGCCTTGCATAAAAAGCAAAAATATACGATACAGAAGAAGTATAACCCATTCTCCACGAAGGAAGTAAAAAAAGTGGTAGAGGGAGGGATGTATGCCAACTAAACAAATTATGGCTATGCACTTAAAAGCACAGTCAGGTCATCCGCTGAAAGGAACAGCGTTAGGTGACTCGGAAAGGGGTGGTCATAGTTATGTGGCCTATGAAAAGAAGAAGCCACAACTACCTTCCAAGGTAATAGGTGTGTCAGTAGGGAGGAGTCCAGATAATGGGTAATCGGAGAAGGTTTATACCTTACCAAATACATTCGTTGTCGGGGGGATCATCAACAGGTAAGTCTTTGCAGGAGAAGTGGGGACTAGATAAGGGAAGTATCGGAAAAGAACCTGAGGTAAAATTTTCTCCTTTTGCAACAACCACACCTCGTGTTCAGAGACGTATCCAGCCTGATTCTCCAACTAGAACTGTCGGTCCGACACCAACAGGGTCAAGTTCTCTTGTAAGAAGCACCTATAAAATGCCACACCCCGGCATACCTTATAAGAGGCCAGATATTAGTGGGTCTTTCCACCAGTCAAGGCGAGGTCAAACTCCAACAGCAGGAATTCTTGATTACTCCCAGTATGAAAACCCTCCAATCACAAGAGCAACGAAAACAGAACGTGCTATAGCAGGGGTTAGTTTTTATGGAGCAAGTGAAGCTCCTAAAATACCTCAAAAGGCTTGGGTTTCTAATAAGCCAAAGGGTTATCCCGAACCTACAAAAAGAACACCTGAAACGACTTATTTGGGTACAAAATATCCTCGCCGGGGTAGGTAGAGGTATCAATGCCAAGCAACCCGGATCTCGCTAAGTATATAAAGAAACGTCTGGCTTTTTTAAAAGACCAGCGTAAACCGTGGGAAGATGAGTGGGATACCTTATCCGAACTTATCATGCCCACCAGAAGGTTTGACTCCAACTACCCTGAGAATAATATGACTGACAGGGGAGATGACATAGGGTCGGACATACATTCCAGTTATGCTATGTATGCCAACCGTCTTATGGCTGACGGCTTTCTTGGTCAGATAGTATCTCCGGGCAATCCGTGGTTTAGATCTTTTATAGACCGTACCCCTGAGATGATATCCGAGGGATTCTATCCTAACGAACTACAACCAATACGGTTATGGCTGGATGAGCGTGATGCTATAGTCTATTCAGAACTTGAGAGATCCAATTACTACAGTGAGATGCACATGGCGTTTATGGATGCCGGATGGTGCGGCACTGTAGTACAGACGGTGGAAGAAGATATAGATAATGCAGTACTTAACTTCCAAACCCAGCATATCATGGAGTATTATATCCGTGAAAACGCACATGGCAATGTAGATACGGCTTACCGTGTGTACAAGGTTAGTGCGAGGGAGATGTTTAAGCGTTGGTACTACGAGGACTTGTCCAAGGCAGTACAGAAAGCTATAGACGAGGAGGAATGGGATAGGACTTTTACTATTATCCATGCTATAGAGCCGAGGGAACAGGTAGTAGGTCTTCCTATACGTAAAGAAACAGCAGTAGATAAGATAAACAAACCCTATTCATCTATCTATATGGAGCCGGATTCACGAGATAGTGTGTTAGAGGTTAGCGGAAGGGACGCACCTCCAGTAGTATGGCGTTGGATTACTATGGCTGGAGAGCACTACGGTAGAGGTCCGGCAAGCTGGGCAAAGAACGATATTAAAGCTCTTAATAGCATGACAAGGGATATGCTGGTACGTTCACAGAAGGAAGTAGACCCACCTATGCTGGTAGATGACAGTTTCTATGGGAACTTCTCTACTAATCCGGGGGTTATTAACTATTTCAACGGTATGTCTACCAAGCGAGTAGCCGAACCTGTACCATTAGGGGGTAATTACTCCATAGCAGGGGAAGAGCGTAGACAGAAGATGGATATTATAGGGAAACATTTCCATAATGACTTCTTTGCTATCCTGCAATCTATAGAACAGGGAAGGAAAACCGCTGAAGAGGTAAGGGCGATACAAAACGAACAGGCTATCTTATTAGCACCTATAACCGGAAGGCTGGAACAGGACTTTCTGGACGGTCAACTAGACCGTGTATTCAATATCCTTCAAATGGCTGGTAAGTTGCCTCCTGTACCTGAAGAGTTGAAAGACTGGGAGGGAGCACCTATGCGTATGAATTATTTAGGTGCTTTACCACAACTGCAAAGGCGTATGCGTCTAACTTCAGGACTTGGTGCTTTCAAGGCTTCCTTGGGAGGAGTCGCACAGCTTCAGCAAATGGCGGCTCAAACACCTGAGTCTATTATGGAGAACTTCGACTTCGACGAAATAATAAGAATGGAAGCTGATGCTTATAATTTGCCAGCTAGGGCAAGCAGGTCAAGACAGCAGGTATTTCAGGTTCGTGCGGCAAGACAGCAAATGGCAGTAGAGCAACAGGCTATGGCTCAGGCAAGGGAGGCGGCAAAGACACATAAGGATCTTGCTGTAGCCCCTGAAGAAGGGTCACCGGCACAAGCTCTAGAAGGATAACATGGTTGGAGTCATTTCATAACAGGGCAGGAGAAGATCCTAAACGTCAACAGGTTCTCTTGCCGGACGAAATACATAGATATTACCGGCATACCTTTTGTAGGGACGATACAACCCTGAGCGTTCTTGGGGATATAGTACATAACGAGTTAGGCTTGTTTGCGACAGACGGTAATACGGTAGAAGATTTAATAGAGTTAAATGCGGCAAGAAGAATTATGGCTAAGTTTGGAGGATGGGGAAGATCAGATATGGTAACCCCCATAATACAGGCACTGTCTAAACTAAACGTACCGCAAAGGAGAGAAGATGTCTGACGGCGACAGTTTATTATCAGGGGAACCACAGGCAGAAAAACAGGTAGAACAGCAGGTTAACATGGACGAGCCACCACAATGGACTCGACAGTTACCTGATAAGTATAAGGATGATGCAAGGTTTCACAAGCATGGAACCTTCTCTGCGTTTATAGATCATCATGTAGGCTTGGAAGAGTCAGGAGGTCAGAGGCAGAAACCTGCTAGCTCTGACTCCTATGTGGCTGAGGCCAACGATTTACCCGAAGGCATGACAAGGAACGAGGATCTGGAGGGGTTCATGAAGAATGTTTCACATGAAATAGGTCTAAGCAATGATGAGTACAGGAAGATGTATAAGAAGGCGTATGAGTTTAACCAACAGCAGTATGGTGTGGCTCAGGAATCCAGAAGGTCACAGAAAGACTCGGCTACAGCTACCCTGAAACAGGAGTGGGGTGAAGCGTTTGGACGTAATACCGAGCTAGCTAGAAGGGCGTTAGCGTCTAATGACAACTCAGGGGAGTTTCATGATATGCTAAGGGAGACCGGCTTGGATAACGATCCACGTACTATTAAATTCCTGCAATATATAGGTGAGAGAACAAGTGATGATGTGTCTCCACCGGCAGGGGGATCTTCAGCAGGTACGCCAACAAGCAAAAGATATCCCGGCTCACCAACTATGTGGTCAAGACAGAAAATAAAAGTTAAACAGGGCTTGACAGGGTAATTGCTATTTAGTATTGTTAGTTAACAAATTAATACCAAGCGTATTATATGAGTTACCTTACTTAGCGTCCAAGAAGACCGTCTCTCCCCGGGGACGGTTTTTTTAGTATTCTACAGACCCCGGCAAAGGTCTACGCTTAAGGAGTGATTTACGTCCGGGAATAGATATCTCTTCGGGATGGTTCTGTTTATCCCTATAGTGATGAAAACATAATAACTGATCGTTATCTTTCACTATTCCGTATATCTCGCAACCTTCATGACTGCATATCTCTACCCCACCTGTACAGTGGAGTTTACTATTTATCCGAAAGTCAACATTCTGCTTAACACCTCTAGTCTGTCTGGCTATAGTGCTTGGCAGTATACTACTGTTGTAACTCATATTATTCCTTATTTAAAAGATACTACATTATGACTGTCTAATAATTTCTTTTCAACTATCTCATTACGTGGTCTAAAGGTGCGTACCTTGTCTATAGCAATAAGCTGTGACTGAAACTCCTGAGCCATCTCTGCTAAAGCGTTACGTTCTGCCGTAAGTTCTTCTACCTTTCCTTCAAGCTCTCGTGACTTTCCCTTCCACCACAGAAAAGCGTTACGTGTCTTCCAGTGCAGTCTTTCAGTAGCTCTCTCGTAAGCCTTCTTAAACAAGACAGTCCTGCCTAATACAAAAGACAAAACAAACAGGCAGAAGAATACGGCGGTAGCGTATGCCAGCCATAGCGGTGGAATCTGTATTAAAAGATAGGCAAGTTTGTTTACGTTTGGTGACGGTACACGGTAGTGTACAGTGTTAAGGTACGCCCAAAGATAAAAACATCCGGCTCCAACTACTACACCAGAGACTAAGTAAATAGTTCGTCTAATCATAGTTCCCCCTGTTGGAGTTTAAAAAGTAGCACAAGAGTATAGCATATGTCAATAATTGTGTATAAGGATCATTAATAGAAAAAAATCTAATTAATGATAACGTCCTTGACATATGCATGGATATCGGAATAATAGATGTTGGTAATAGTAACCACTACCAAGTGATAATTATATCACTATTACGACCTCCTTTTTCCCCCGGAGAATGTATCTCCTCCGGGGGTTTTTATGCTTGACACTTTTTTATTAATCATGTAATGAACAGATACTGACCTGAAGGGAGAACTAGGACGGCAACCCAAAGGCGAGAAAAGCTACCCTGTATTGGATAGTAAAGCTGGCTATAAAGGAACCGTGTTTTAACAGACGGAAGTTATAACACATTTAAGAGGTTTTTTATGGCGACTTTAGGTGGCAGTATCGTCACACTAGCAGAAGTTGGCAATTTATTTCATGGGGCAACGGAAGTTGCACAGGTAGCTGAAACACTATCTGAGGAGAATCCTATTCTTCGTCATGCGATTTGGGTAGAAAGTTCCGAGAACTTTAGTCATCATCACGTACAGCAATTATCTTTGCCAGACGTATCATGGCGTAAAACCAACGATGGGGTAACAGCCACCGCTGGTCATACCAAGTCAGTATACGAGCCAATTCTTATAGCTGAGACAAGAAGTGAAGTAGACGAGCGAATTGTAGACTCGTCAGATAATCCTGCGGCAGTTCGTGACCGATACAATCGGATGCACATTATGGCACTTGCTCAGGAGTTCGAAGATAAATTTTTTTATGGAAACGCAGCTTTAAATCCAGAACAACCGGATGGTTTAGCAACTCGCTATATCACTGCGAATACTACTAATATTATAGACAACGATGCTTCTAACACCGGAACTGGTGACAATGTATCTTTGTGGATAATAAACTGGGATGACACTACTGGTGCTTATCTCTCCTATCCTAATGGATCACCTTTAGGAATAGAGGTAGTAGATAAAGATCTGGAACGTGTAAGTGGAACTAACTCTGGTAACTACTATGCGTATACAACCCAGTTCAAGATGGCTTGTGCTATCGCTGTAGCTGATGACCGTGGTGTACAGAGAATAGGTTCTATAGATAACGCTTATGCAGAGACTTACGACTTGGATACTAACCATGTTTTAACTGCCCTTGGGAGAATGAAGTCTACCAAGAACTCCGCTATCTACTGTAACCGTGATCTTTACACCCAGTTAAATATTACTGCTGTTAATAAAACTAATGTTTATTACCTAGCGGATTCACCGTTTGGTGATGGACCTGTTCCCCATATTATGGGAGTTCCAATCTATCTTTGTGAAGGATTGGTATCAACGGAGGATGCAATCTAATGATTGACGCAACACAAGAACTTAGCCAAGAGCAGGTTCTAACATCAAGTTCAGCAGATTCTACTAATAGTCACAACTTTGGAAAAACTGGTCAAACCGGCTTAGAACCGTTTGCAGGTGGAGGCTATTCCCCAAGGGTGAAGGCTGTTATCCATACAACTATAGTAGGTTCAGGTGGTCATACTATAGTGGCGATTTGGCATAGTGCTGATGATTCAACCTATACTGCCTTGTTAACTAGTCATGTAAGTACTACTCTTGCTCCTGCAGGAGAAGTAATACTTGATGTAGGTTTACCCCCTGAGACAAAGCAGTTTATTAAACTTATATATACCAAAGGGGGAACTGTTACTGCCGGTAAAGCTAATGCTTGGATATACAATCTAAATTAATAAGTAAGGGGGCTTTACGCCCCCTGCTTAGAAGGACAATAAATGCGAAGGCTAATCGTAACAAAGGCATATCCTATGAATTATTCGACCTATGCTCGTGATGAGACAGGGGCAGAGGTGGAGACAAAAAGGGTATGTAAGTTTAATCCCGGAGATGTTCCGGGAATGGACAACTTGCCACAGATTCCTGAAGTTCAAGTGGAATGGAAGGAAGGTGACAAAAAGAAGAAAGGCTCTAAGATAGAGAGGCTGATTCAGCTTGGTATAGTAAGGGAGTACGGTCAGAATACGATCGTGAAGGAGGCATCAGAAGAAGAAGAACTCCTCGTCCAAATGGAAAAAGAATCAGGCTTGTCGTCACAGGAAGTGGAAGACTTCTATAAAACGCAAAGAGTTAAAATGCCTTCGACAAAGATGCGAGCACTAGAAAAACTCGCAGGTGTAGGAGCAGGTGGCGGTAGTAACTAACGCATCTATTTGCAGTCTTGCTTTAGGCAAGATACACCAGCCAGCTATTGTAAACTTAGACGAGGACAATACAAGGGCATCGGCGTGTAATAGATGGTACGACATACTACGTGACGAGTTACTGAGTTTCCATGATTGGGGCTTTGCTACTAAAAGAATAGAAATAAGCAAGGAAGAAGACTATACTATCGTCGGTACAGACTACCAGTATGCCTACGCTTTACCATCTGATCCGTATTGTTTAGTACCAAGAGAGATGGTGGACGATACGGCAGATTGGTCGATAGAGAACAGATATCTGCTTACTAACGCATCCTCACCTATAAAGCTACGGTATACGACAAGAGCTTCAGAAAGTATATTCCCTGAGTATTTTTCTGTAGCCTTGGCGACAAGGATAGCAACAGAGATAGCTTCCGAGTTAGGTGCAGATGTGCAAATGTCTCAAGTGTTTGACGCACAGTATAACGGTCCCGGAGGAATACGAGAGAGGGCTGTATCGGAAGATATACGTCAGAAACAGATGGGGAAAAGGTTGCAAGCTAGCCGTGGTACTAGGCTTTGGAGAACGTAAATGCCAAGAGCTTCAAGTGTTATTACGAGCTTTGGTTCAGGGGAAGTAAGCAGGTTAACTGAAAGCCGTATAGAACTAGAGCAGTACCGACACGCCTGTAGAACACTTGAAAATGTATTTATTCTCCCTATGGGAGGAGCACAGGGCAGACCGGGTACTAAGTATGTAAGTGATGCCCATGATAACGACAGGATATCCAACCTTTTTCCATTTATTTATAGAACAAATGATGCCTATATAATCTCTATAGGAAGAACTTCAACTGGAAGTCCCGATGTATATTCTATTTGGATATATAAAGATGGAGTAAGGTTAGAAGACATAGGAGGGAGCGGAGTCCATGCTTTAAGCCTTTCAGGTGTCATAACCTTTGAAAGTGACGATGAAGTTTTAGGTTTACATGCTGTTCAGATAGATAACATTTTGTATTTTGCTCCCGACAATCTTGGAGTTGCGGCTGGAGTAGGGCCTTTGTTTAGACTGACTTATACTAGTGCAACTAGTTGGGCGGCTGACGCAGTAAACTTTGTAGATACTGGTAGCGGTGATTGGGTAACAGGTGCCGATTATAATGCGGCACAGGGCACATGGCCAAGCCTAGTAGCGGCACACGAACAAAGGCTAATAGTGGGAGGAGATCAAGACGAGCCAAGCAGGGTTATAGGCTCTCAGGTAAACTATGAGTATCAACATGGTTTAACCTCAACCGTAGTAGCGTCAGATCCTTGGACATATAATGTAAAAGGAACAAGGGCACAAGGACTATTGTCGTGGACTGGTTTACTTTATTTTGCTTATGACTCAGAGTGGAGTTTTGGTACAAGCGTTATAGCACCAACATCTCTACCATTATTAAAACGGCAGTCACAGAATGGGTCTTCCAGAATACAGCCAGTTCTTATGCAGAATACAGGTGCGTTTGTACAGGCTGGCGGTAAGGTAGTAAGAGAGATTCTTTTTTCTAATGACCTGCAAGCATATACAGCAAGAGATCTAACAGCTTTAGCTGAACACGTTACTGGTAGAACCGGATTACAGGACATGGTATTCCAGACTAATCCTGCCTCTGTCTTATGGTGTTTACGTAAAGATGGACAAATAGCTTGTCTTAATATACAGGAAGACGGCAGTAAGGCATGGACTCGTATTGTAACTAACTCAGGGGATTCTTTTGAATCCATTTGTTCTCTTAGGGTGGGAAGCGAGGAACAAATATGGGTATGTGTAAAAAGAGTTGTTAATGGGTCTACAAAAAGATACATAGAGTATTTTAATGAAAGGGATTACGGAACAGATGAAGAGGATGCTGTATTCGTTGACTCGGCTTTAATATGGGACGGTGGTGCGGCTAAGGCAATTACAGATATAACTAAAGCTAATCCGGGGGTAGTAACTACCTCAACTGATCATAACTTTTCAACGAATGATTATGTAAGGATTGCTGATGTAGAAGGAATGACAGAAATAAATGGTAAGAAGGTTGATAAGTTCAGGGGTGTATTTAAAATAACCGATACTGGTGATCGCACATTTACTTTACAGGCAGGGTCAGGACACTTAGATACTAGCGGTGCAGGATACACAGCCTATACGAGCGGAGGAACTGCGACGAAGGTTATAAAAGAAATAACCAACACTACGACTTTAACAGCAGGGGGCGGTACAAAGGCTGGACTTAGCCATCTACAAAATGCCTCTCTATCTATTCTGGCAGATGCTGGTGTGCATCCGGCGAAGACGGTTTCGACTGGTGCGATAACTTTAGACAACTATTATAACACGGTAGTTATGGGATTAGGTTATAACCAGAACATAGAACCTGTTCCCTTAGAGACGGCAGAGTCTGTTGGAATGGAAAAGAATGTAGAGCGTTGTGCAATTAAGGTATACAAAACTCAGGAGGGTGTAAAAGTAGGTCCGACAGAAGACCAGTTGGAAAACGTAATCTTTAGGAAGACAACTGATTATATGTCTGCACCTGTACCTTTATTTACTGGAATGTTTAGTCAAACTATAGAGGGTTATACTGACAGGCTGGTAACAGTTTATATAAGAAATCCAAATCCTTTTCCTATGACAGTATTAGGAATAAGGTCAGCGGTGAAACTAAATGATATATAGGAGGAGCATATGCCAAAGAAAAAGAAAGGCAAGAAACGCCCTTACTAATATAGGGAGGATAGTGAGTTCTTAGGATTAATAGGAATGGCAATAGGTGCTATAGGTGGTGCTATAGCAGGACACCAAAAAGCAGATATGGAGAAGAGACAAGCTCAAGCACAGTTAAAACAGACTGCTTTAGATCGTGAACTACTGCAAAAGCAAACAGACCAGACTGTACAGGGTTTTAAGACTCAACAGGAGCAGGTAGGTAGACAGGGCGAACAGGTTCTTGGAGCACAAACATCACAGGCAGGAAAGGTGGGATTGGCAGGTGACGCCGGATCTTTTGCCGGTATGCAATCTCAGGTACGTAAACAGGTAACAGCAGACATAGGACAGTTAGGGCAGGACATAGCAACTACTCAGGAAATGGCTGATATAAAGGAACGGCAGAGTCTCTTAGGTGATGCCGGGCTACAGAAGACGGCAGGACAAGACCCTTTTCTTGCCGGGCTAGCTGGAGCTTTAGGTGGGGGTCTTAGTGGATTTACAGCGGCAGGGGGAGATCTTGAGGGAGGATTACACGCCTTAGGAGGAGCTGTTAGCGGAGGATTACAGGACTTAGGAAAAGGAATAGGAGACTGGTCAAGGAAGGGAGTGTATAAATATGGGCAAGGAGAAATAGGCAAGTCGTATCGTAGTAGTGCAAGAACTCTTGCTAGAGGAGATATGGGAGGGGGTTGGTAATGCCTGAAGTACCACAATACCAGACTAAATTCGCAGGGCGTCCTCAGGCTAAGTTTACTCCTATAGGGTTTCAAGTACCGGACATAGATCCAGCAACAGCGACAGATAAAGCGATAGAAGGTTTGTCTCAGGTAGCTACCAAAACTATTATAGGTGCGTTAAAAGAGAAGCAGGTTTTTATAAGACAGCAGGAAATAACTAAAGAAACTAACGAGTTAATGAATGATATGTCTTCTTTTATGACCAACTTGGAAGAAAATGCCACTAGCCTAAGGGAAGGTAATGAGCCTTGGTCTGATGTTTACGGCAGAGAGTGGGGGAAGAAGACTCAGGAAATGCAGAACAGGATAGATACCATGCCTCCGGGTAAGGTTAGGGACACGATACAGGATTACTTCGCACAGGACGTAGGCAAGAGGAGTGTAGTTATAGCTTCAGAAGCAGAGCAAAGGGAAGACAGGGACTTTGTAGACAATGTTAGGACAGAGATAAAACTCGCAGGACAGATAGGTGGGGCAGAGGGACTGCAAAGACTAGAAGCGGCTATAGACAACTCTGAAACCAAACCTCATTTATTTGCAAAAGAAACCTTGCTAGAACTGTACTACAATACTGCACAGGATTTACATTCAGACGAAATCTACAACATGATAGTATCTTATGATAGTACTGGAAGACCTAATTTTACTTGGAACTATAAAGAAAAAGATGATGATGATGCAGTCCCAACTAGCTTAGAAAGACAGTTAGCCTATATTAATAAGACGAATGCTAGTCAGGAACCTGTTCCTTCTGTCTTAACAGTTCCCCCAAGCAAATTAACAGAAAAGCAAATAAAAATGATAACAACACTTCCAAAACTTATGGACTCCTATTACGAGGCTAATGCAGGATATTTAAATACTTATCCTGAAAAGTGGCCTCAAGAGTTAATAGACCATGATAAAGGACATTATAGCAATGTTGTAGAGTTAGCAGAAAATAGAACTTGGAGAGAGATAGGTAAAGATGTTGGGGTAAGTATATTAGGAGTTTCTAGAACTAAAGAAGAAGCTCAAGCCCTTCTTGAAAAGGCTTATGGGGTTAATTTCGTATCAACTTCTTTGAGCGAGCATGGAGAGAGAAGTAGTAGGGTTGTTGTAGATCCCGGTAAAAAGAAAGAATTAAAAGCTCTTGTAAGAAAAGAACTGTTAGCCGGCAAAACAATAGAAGAAATATATGCAGATATAAATGAATCAAATAAACCCTCAACAGGTAAAGCGTATGAGTGATATACCTAATCAGCAAAACATTGACCAAAAAAGAGAGGCTTCACAAAATCCTGCCAGACAACAGCAAGGTTTTAATCCTGTTAACATAGCTAATAATTATAATCTGAGCAAAGAAGCTAAGGAAAGTTTTACAAGGAAGTTTGAACATGGAGCACAAAGAGTAGCAACAGATAATGCGATACGGCTAAAAAACCAACAAGACAAGCAAGACGAAAGAGAAATAAATATAAGAAGAAATGATATTCTGACAGAAGCTACCATTAGAATGGCTTCGGGGGATTGGGGGAATGATCAGGAAGCAGTAGTAGCAGGTGCTATAGCTTGGCACGGAAAGATTTCCAGAGAAAGACACGCTAGCGGAAGGCAGATAATTAACCCCTCTGACTTAAATAATATAATAAACAGGGGAAGGTTAATCCATACAAAAACAAAAGGTCAGTTATTGTATGAGGAAGCTTTAGTAGGACTTAACTCTAAAATAGATCCAATTCTGGCAATGCGTGATAAAGATCTGGGCATGGCTATAGAAATGGAAGGTGAGCTTAGAAGCGTTTATATGGAGCTTTTAGAGAAGGGTGTCGAGAAGGGGCTTGTCGATAACTTAATAGGTATGCTTTCTAATGCTGTCTCATTAGCGAAGGGCGATGAGGTAAGTGAGGATGAGCTTGCTGATGACAAATTTAGAAGAACAGTCCTAAATCAAACCTTAACAGATATGGAGGAAATATTATCAAGCGAGGAAGAGGGAAAGTACGTAAAGATACTAGAGTATCTACAAGACAAGGAAGCGGAATTAAGACTCAGTGATGCAACAGAAAAACAGATTGACTTGTTCGTAGCTGTAACTTCACGCTTTAGAGACAATTCTAAAGATAAAATCGATCACGTGAGACAAGGAAGGTATAACGTTCTTAACAATAGATTGGAACAAGAGGTTCTTAGGTGGTCAAAAATGATGACACAGGCTAAGGATTATGATGATGCAATGGATGTGTATAGTAAGATACTAGATGAAAAGCTTGACTGGAACGACACGTTAACTACTGAGTTTCCTGACCTGTCAGCCATGCACAGAGCCGCTATAGGACAGGATATGTATAGGATGTTTGGCTCGCAAGTAGAGAATATATATAGCTACTTTAGAGATGTAGACCGACGTGAGCAAACTCTTACAGACAGAGAGAGACAAGATATAAGATGGTTGGCGGATAGAGATCCTGAAAAACTTCTTTTAGAAAAACTCACTCAGAAAATAGCTTTAAGAGACGTTAATGAAAATCTAAACACCTACGAAGATAGGGTAGAGGCAGGGCTAATAGAAAACCAGAATAAGCTTATAAAAGAATACAGGACTCAACACCAAGGATTAGTAGAAGGATTTACAATACCCCTCGGCGATTTTGACAGTTTAAAAATTAACAATGCAGTATCGGTAAACTTCTCTGAGGAGGCGGCTTCTATAGTACAGAGTGCTATAAATATTCTAAGTAAGAACCCATTATACGCAGACGGAACACCTGTGTTTGTAAAAGAAGAGCTAATAGCAGGTGGGGAAAGGGTTAAGACGTATTTTAATTTATTAAAAAATAACTTTTCTTCGGCACTAATATCGGCACAGGATTCTCTTTACGGATCTTCTGATGATGGTGCAGATCCTACCGAACCTGAAGATGAAGTTTTAGAACAGGCAATGAACAATGCCTATCCAAAAGCTGTAGAGATTACCTTAAGAGCTTTACAGGAAAGCTACGAAAACAAAACCATGTCATCAGCAATGTATCAGCTTATAAAAAATAATATAGAGTTAATGAAGAATCCTTTGGGTGGCAATATTTTAGCTTTTGGTGAGCATATATACTCCAACGGTATAAGAATAACCACACCACCTTCTGTTCAGGTTTTAGATTTAGATAAGCCTGAGTTTTACAGCTCAAACAAAAAATTTCTAGGACCTCCAATACCTGACAACTATAGAAATAGACCTATAATTAAATATGGCGACTCTTATTTTGTGCAAGAAGAGGATGGTATGTACGAACTTGACAATAGTACGCCAGAAGGAAAGATGGTAATAGACCTGTACAATTATGCCGCTGAAGAAGAAGCAGACTTTTTTAATGGAATGATACGTCAGGAGAGAGAAGGAGATCCTATTAAGTTTCTTATGTCAGATATTACAGGGGAAGGCATGGATGGTCGTCTGAAAAACCTCGTAGGAGTTCCATTATTTTCACCAGAGATAGTTGGTGAAGATATGCCAGTTCCTAAGTCAAGGTGGGATAGGATGGTAGACACTGCTTTTGAAGGTGGTCTGGTAACTACAAAAGAAGCACAAACATTAGAAACACTTAAAGGCATGATGTTTTCTATGTCGCAAGAGCAAGGGTTGAACCCTTACGATAAAGAACTGGAAGGGAATATAGAGAAAATATTACGTGCCGCAGTAGAGATGCTTTACACTAAAGAAACAAAAATACCCATAGAAAGTTCTGTAGAAGGTGTTAGTCATTTGGATAAAAAGGTTACTGAGAAAATCCAAAAAGGGGAGTTTATTCACGGCATATTAGAAGGAGAATTTTATCGTATAAGAAGTCCTGAGGAAATACAAAAAGAATTAGAAGAGTTATTAGCGAAGTATCCGCCTACAAACTGGAGAGGAGAACGTGTAACCCATGAGCCTTTTACCTTTTTTAATATAACCCCTGATCCTGTAGAACTTCCTACTGCACAGGCTACTACACAGAAAGAAATTGTACCAGAAGCTGAAACAGAATACATAAGCAAGAGTGCTACTCTTGGTATGGAAAGAAAACAAGAGTCTAAAGGACCGGGGGCTGACGTACCACCACGTGAAAAACCTGTAGAATCGTATGTCGGTGTTAGTAAAAAATAGTGTATTTAGAACGAGAAGAATGGGAAGATCCCTACAAGGTTAGACAACAGGCTATAGCTATGGGGATTGGCACTACCCGGATGTTTAACAAAAATGGACAAGAGATCACTAGTAATGCGTGGTCTTCTCAAACATACGAAAGGATGCTTAGACAAAGAAAAATCCTTAGAGGCTTAATGACTGATAGGCAGGAGTATGAGGAGATGTGGAGGCTTAGGGGTCAGTCTCCGACAGAAGAAGAAAAAGACTACCTCGTGACACAGGAGTCTCTAAAGAAAATATCCGACCCTTCTTTTAGTGAAAGACTATACAGATCGTTTGGTGCTCTTCTTACAGGTGGACCACAAGCCGCATGGCAAGCTTTAGATCAAGACAGGAAAATATATTCTTCTCCTATTAGAGACAGGGACTTTAACATAAAGATGGGGGAAAGATATGATCTTAAAGGCAAAGGGGAATGGGGGAACTACTTAAAGCAATTAGAGGGCAAGGGGTTGTTTAGTCTTCCTGACAAAGAAGACTGGAACTCTGCTAAACTTCCAGAGGAAAGTGACACGGATTATCACCTTGATGTGTGGAGGGCAGAAAGGGCACGGCAAGCATTACTAATAAACAGGATTCCTCACTTTATTATGCGAGCTATGGGGTACGATCCCCTAACAAAGGAAGAAGAGGAGAGGTTAGAAAAAGTAAGGGGAAGGTCAAGAGGGTTAACTACTATATTAGATATGGCTGGGGGGTGGATAGGAAGCAGGGAAGCAGGTCGAAGATATATGGAGAACATAGATAAGATAAAAGCTAACCCTGAACTGGCTACTATCTATCAACGGATAAACATTAGAAGCTTTAAACAGGTACAGTTGTCTAAGATAGGTATGATGATGCGTCAACAGTATAACGGCAAGTATCAGCGTGATCTTATGGTGGAAGCAGAGAGGCTACAGAAAGAAATAAGGGAAATAAGCAGAAGAATACCTGAAGGGGCAGGTACGGTTAGAGAGATATTT